TTGACCTAGGTAATCGTATCGAGGATCAAGTGATTGATAACATTAAAGAGAGTAAAATATGTGGTATCGCATCCCATGATGAGGATGGTAACCAGATTAGGGTTTCTTCTTTGGGTGGTCACTTCTCAGGTTCCTGTGATGCATTATTTAGAGGTGTTCTGCCGCCACCCGAAGAAGATCTTGTTCTCCTGGGTGAAATCAAAAGCGCAAACGACAAGCGATTCAAAGAGCTCCAGAAGCTTGGCGACTACGAGTTGTGGAGCGAAACCTACAAGTGGCAGATCCATTGCTACATGGGTGGGCTTGGTCTGACCAAATGTATGGTGATTGTTGTCAACAAGAACAACAGCGAGATATACACCCAGATCATCGACTATGACCCAAACATCTGGGAGAAGGCTCTAGAACGCGCTGAGAGAGTGATTACGAGCTTAGAGCCACCCAAGTATGGGAGAAGGTCAGAAAAGGACTACACGCTCAAGACAGAGTCTAAAACGTATGTTGATATCTATAGTCGAAAGCGTTTCCCTGAGTGGGTCAACTGCCGCAACTGTGCGTTCTCCAAACCTGTTACCACAAGTAACGGTGCGAACTGGCTATGCACACGCAGTAATAAACTGCTTGACCTCGAGGCACAGAAAGAAAGCTGCGAGAACCATCTATGGAATCCACACCTAATTACAACTGCTACCTATCTGCCAGAAGAGAGCAACGATGATCTCATTGCATACGAATCTGGTGTCATGAAGTTTTACAATGCAACGCCAAAAGGTATGCAGGATGGTGCTTACTACAGCAGCCCTGAGTTGCGCGAGTTATCCAAGACGGGATTCGACACCAAGCAAATGCGTATGGCTGAAGAGATAAAGAAAGAGTTTCCTGGTAGCCAGGTGGATGTAGTGAACGAGTCTATCGTTCCGTTCTAGACCCGCGGATCTTTGACTATGTTGATCTTCAGGCCAGGGTACAGAGCTTCGACCAGTTTCTTCTTGAGTGAGAATACTTGTGTGATCACGCCTTTGGTATCCTCGATCACCCACTTGTCATCTTTCTTGTACTTGAAGTCTGCGATATAGCTGCAGATCTTCTTCTCCTTGCCCTCAACTGTAAGGGCGCAAGGAAAGTTAACCTGTGTTTCTAGATCAGATATCTCGCCATCTTCCTGGCGCTTCTTGAGTATCTTGTATCTGGCTGCTTCAAGCTTTGAGTCAAAGACTTTGCCATCTACCTCTGTTTTGACTGCGAAGTATTTACTCTTTCTCTTCGCTCTTTTTGGAATCAAGCTAATCTATTCCTAGAAGTTTCCTTAATTCTAAATCTCTTAGTGCTTGAACGCCACGGTTTACTAAAGCTTGAGGAGGCGTTGTGGGTTCTGGTGTGTCTATTTCTGGCAGAGGCTGCATGGCTCCAGGGGCTTGCTGTTGTTGTTCTCTTATTGCTTGTGCTTGAGCAGCAGCTTGTGGTCTAAACAAAGATCCCTGGAACTGACTATAAGTTTTTGCAAGTTCTTTTAGATCTATTGGATTAGCAAGCTTATCTTCATTACCTTGCAGCGCGATGGATATTGTTTCTTTGCTTGGAAAGAAAGCCTTAAATCTGTCTGCCATCAAGAAATTTAGATAAGGTGTTTTTGCGTCTCTCAATGGTTTTATTATCTCTTTGTTAGAAAGACCGAGAGTTCTAGCATCTTCAACTGCCATATTGAGATCTCTCAGTGCCTTGAATCTTTGTTCGTTAGCAGTAATAAAAGCTTGAGTTAATGTCTCAGCGTCTACATCACCTCTCTGTTTTGCAATGGATGTGAAGATACCACCTGCGTCTCTTACATTACGACCAGCCTCTTGAGCTCGATAATAAAGCACACGCTCCACTCTTGGTTTAATGCTTTTTACACCTGTTAAAGCCTCTGTGAATTCTTGTGCAGGATCTAATCTGTACCCTTGTCTACTGACCCCAAGTTTTTCATCTCCTGATACAACTGATGCAACTGCTTTTGGCAACTCTCTCATTCTTAAATCAAGAGAGAAAGGGTATGGAGAGCCAGGAGTAGTTGTCAAATCAACAGGGCTAACTCCTGGCATCAAACCATCAGCAAAATGAGCAAAACCTTTTCCTATTTTTGTTCCTAAAGGATCGGCTTCTCTAAATATTGGTCTGTTAAATGTAGTTCTGTTTCTTAGAATATCTGTAACTTTTTCTGTGACAATAGATTCACTCATAAACGGAGAAAAAAACTCAGACAACGCTCCATCGCCACCAAATGTTGCATTAAAAGCAATTTGACTTAGATCTTCTTCTTTAGTGACCCCATTTTGTACTGCGTTTAAGACCGCACTAACTGGTCTTTTCATATAATCGTAAGGATTGGTATAAGAAAAATTATAAAGATCAGTAATTTTTCCGTTTTTATCTGTGGCTATAGGTATTAATGTTGAGTTTCTATCCCAATCTGCAGCCATAGATCTTTTGAAAGCTTGCACCTGCTCCTCATCTGCTCCTGTCAGTTGAGTGCCAGCAATCATGAGCGACTGTGGTATGGCGACATTGACTGATGTCAAACCTAAAAGTCTCTTCATGCCTATAGCTCTTATCTCGGCAGATTCACTGGCGAGTTCTTTCACACTACGACCAATTATATTTCCAGTTGTTCTAAGTATTTCTGCAGGAAAAGCCACAAAGTTTCCAAATGGCATTTGCCTTAGTTGCTTGATATACAAAGGGACACGAGCATAGTTAGGCACTGTGTCTTTAACTATCTCAGCTGCTTCTCTCTTGAGCGCAAGTTCAAGTTGCTCTTCAGTTAATTCAGACGGTCTAATTACACCACCAAAATCAACAAAGTTTCTGGGGTCTGATGCATTTATTCCAGCTACTGGATCTTTTGCTATCGCTCTTTGAAGTCTTCCAAGCTCCATTTCATAGCTATATGTTTTCCAAACATCGTCAGATGCCTGGTAAAGCTTTGCAGCAAAACTATTTTGTTTCCCCTGCGCCCATTTGAATATTGCTTTGCCTTTTGCGTTGTTATCGATCGCATCATTCAGCAAACTCTCAAACTCACCAATCTTGGCGTTTGTATTTATTACGCCTAAATCAACAAGTTCGTTGTAATACTTTTGTTTATCAGCAAGAGTTGCGCTTTTCTTGCCTGGTCCGGTAAGCCTTCTATTTAGATTGCTGAATACAGTTGATACAGCGTTAGATAAGGACTTAGCATTACCCACATTACCATTTGCTAGTGCAAAGAATCCAGCCGTTGTAGCGTTCCTGATTTGAGTTATAGGGCTATATACCGTCTTGGCTATTTGAGACATACCTTTTAAGCCAAGAAAAGTTGCGTAAATCCCCATGTTGCCTTCGGCTAGATCAAAAACATCAGAACTGCCTTCTAGTGCAGCTTTGTAATTGTTGCGAATATATTTACCAGCTAACGGTCCAAACCTGCGTTTTGCGCTTTCTGGTATCTCTGCGAGTGGATTGCCGCTTTCTACACCAATCCTAGAATACTCTCCAAGCGGGGCGTTTGGTGGTATCTCATCAAATATAAAAGCTTTGTCTCCGAGAGCTTTGTTATAGTCCATGAGGTTCTTGTAATATCTAGCCTTAGCTATCTGCTTAGACATGACATCAACTGTTTCAACCATCTTGGTTCTCAAGCCGATCTCTTGTTCTCCAACATCACGAGCTCTTATTAGCTCTGGCTTGTTACGCATCATGACATCTTTAGCGCCAGTATATTCGCCAAGAAAGTCTCTAACTGCAGGTAGATTATCTAGTCTGCGTCCCTTCAACATGCCTTGAGCAACACCACTAAGCACTGGTGTTTCAATAATATCTCTCGGGGCCATCTTTGCGTTGGTAAAATTATTTTGAAGCATGTTGTTCAGTATGCTTCTAGCTTGCTCATCATTTAATCGATACTTTTCAGGCAACCCAGAACTGGTGGCGACAAGCTCTCTTACGGCCCTATCAGATTGCTCAACGGTTGGCGCATAATTAGTATCATTCAAAGCGCGATACAAACGCATTCCATAATAGGTTTTGTTGTTGCCAATCGTATCGATTAGATCTTTTTGCATTTCTGGATTGAGTATTGGATCACGCAAAATATCTTTTACAGAATCACTCAACCCGTCTATCTGTCCTCGAAGATCTCTTGCTCCATCAAACAAACTAAGATCTTTTCGCTTTCCAAAAAGACTCTTCGATAAATTTTTTCCTATGATCTCATCTATTTCTTTGAGCTCTCGCTCTGCGTTTTGCTGTACTTGTTTTCTAGTTAGGCCAGGATTAGCCAAACTTTCTTCTGCAAACAAATAATCATTCAAAGTATTTAGTATTCTGCTCTTATCTTGATTGTTAAAAATGCCTTCATTCTTGTTAACAAACGAAACAGCTGAATCTATCTTCTCAACAGCTTGTCTGGCTGCAGAACTTTGTGCTGCTATCTCAGATATGCGAAGCGCATCATATTGTTTGCTGAATCTGTCAGGCATCTCTCCTTGAAAGGTCGCATATTTTTTATATGACTTTTTAAGTCTGTCTATGTTCCTCCTAAAGAAAGCTGGGTTCTCTAAGTCAGGCTTGATTCCAACCTCATGAAATGGTGTATTCGGGTCTTTGATTGCTTGAGCCGCAGCTTTTACAAAGTCTGTTTTGCCAATCGCACCAGCGGTTGCTCCCACTGCTTTTAGTCCAAGAGTGGCTATGGCTGGCACGCCAAGTACAAAGGCTGCACCCTCTGCTCCGACCTTAATTCTATTAGATAGATTTGCTGCAGCTAACTCTGCTCCACTAAGATCAGAGGTATCTATTCTCTGAGTTGGACCAGCTTCAAAGAAATCACCTAATGTTTCTACATCTGGTGTTGTCGCAGCCACATCAGCAGCAGCAAAAGCAGAAACCTTTGCAACTGATCCAAGACCTCTAACCGCTCTAGCTGCAAACCCGCCAGGGGCTGCAAACTGAGTAATGAACTTTACAGCTTCACCTAAATCTGTGTGTACTTCTGGTCGATACTTATCAAAGAATCTTCTTAGTTCTTCTTCGCTTTCTTGATCACCAACCAGTTGTGATGGAAGTGTTGCAATACCTTCTGCTGCGCTTACTAAACCAGCACCAATGCCTCTAGCAATATCACCAGTTGCACCTATGTCCTCTTCACCTAACTGAGCTCCGCGCTCGATGAGAGGATTGTCTTCTAAATATTTTCTTGCTCTAGATTTAGCTAAATCAACATTGTCTGTTCTTACGTTGATAGCTCGCCCATCAGGCAGGTTGACTCTGATCATCAATCAAGATCGACAGTTTCAACTACTTCGTTATCTTTTGACGCAGCAGATGGCTGTTGAAATATTATTTGTGCGGCATCTGCTCGAGCTTGTTCAAGCAAATCATCTCGAGAAACGTCTGCGTTAGCAGCATCTTCTCTAGCTTTATTAAATAACGATAGAACTGCGTCTTGATATCTTTCCATTACATCGCTTTGAGTATCTTTACTCAACAACAAATCAAATATTTCATCATCGCTTTTACCGGCTTGCTTCAAGAACTCATAGTTCTGCATCAAAGCGGTTTCATCTTTACCTTGAAGCTGATCGTATTCAGCACCAGCAAGAACCATATCGCTAAAAAAGTTTCTTGGAACAAAACCCTCAGTTGGTTGAGATGCTCTGGCTAACTGATATTGAAGTCTTGGATCGTCAAACTTTTTAAAGAATTTATCAAGACCGCCTGAGAACTTAGCAAGACCACTTGGTACGGGCTTCGGAGTTCCCGTCTCTGTTTCTTTTTGCTCTGTGCCTTGTTTTTGTTTTCTAACAGCCTCATCAGCTTTTTTCTTTAAAGCTTCAGATTCTGCTTTAGATATCTTACCGTCTTTGTTGGTATCAACTCGCGCCATCGCTTGAGGAGTTAATTCAACCTTATCTGGAAAATAAAAATCTTTAAATTTATCGTATTGATCACCTAAGAATTCTAAAAACTCTTGATTACCTGGGTTCTCTAAGAAAGCTTGATACTGCTCTTTTACAAAATCTTCTCCTGCAACTCCTAAAGCTCCAAGAGCAGTCAGCGCAGCAGCTGCTTTAGTTCCAGCTTTTGCTCCACTCGCTAGTTGTTGGCCATAAGTAGATGGCCTAAACGCACTAGGTTTCGGAGCATCACTTTTCTTAACAGCGTCTGCAGCTTTTTCAGTTACAGTTGTTTTTGGAACTTCAACAGATTTAGGTGGAGGTGCTATATCTCCCTCAACCATTTGAGTTGGCTTAGATGGAGTTGAAGTTGGTACCGATAAATCACCCTCTGTCATTTTGACCCTAGAGTCAGGGACTCTTTGAAGAGGACCGATTGGAGTATCTATCGTATCTACACCTCTAGTTATGTCTCTACCACCAGTTTCTGCCCTAAATACTTGTCCAGTTTGAGGATTAAAAGTATCTCCCTGCCTAACTATATTCTGGTCAACTCCTGTGGTTTCTTGAACAATATCGTCTAATTCTTTTTTGCTAATCTGTTTTCTTTGATAAAGATCTATCGCATCTTCTATCTTAGCTCTTCCTGATTTTATCAATCCACTAACGACATCTGATATCTGTCCGACAATTTCTCCTTTTCTGCCCGGTATTTTTGAAATTAATTCAGATATAAAACCACCGCCACTTAAAGATGCTATTCCTCCTGCATACATTTGTTGAGGAGAACCCATGACTTTTTCTTTAGCCAGATTAGCAACTCCACCTGCCAACTCTGCATATTCTGGTATATATTGTGTTTCTCTTGCTCCCAAATAACCACCAATGGGAGCAGCAACCTTGCTAAATGTGCTTGGATCTTTTTCTAGCTTTCCTAACGGAATCATTCCCTCAGTTGGTTTTGCAAGTCTTTCACCAAGAGATTGCGCTTTATCTAAGGCGTTCATTACTTTTCTGCCTTTCAAGCCTAATCTAGCGGCAGTCAAAGCAACTGCTCCAGGCGCTGCTACACCTGTTGCCATAAGTGCTGCTGCACCAGATGCAAGAGCAACATCTACAGGATCATCATAATCAACAACTAAAAACTTAAATGCTTGTTCAGCAAGTCCATCTTCTTCAGGCTGCTCATCTCGCAAAAACTTAGGAGTATAGTCAGGTGCTGCACTACCACCTTCTCTATAACCTTGAATCGGTGCAACGCCAGCCATAATACCCATGCTTTCTCTTTGCATAGGAGTTTGAAACATTGGTCTTTGCATAACTGGGTTTTGCATCATGCCTCCCTGGTTCATCGCGTTAGCCTCCGATAGAGCTATAGCTATGGCTTGCTTTGGATTGGTTACTTTCTTGCCGGAACCACCTGACTTGAGAGTTCCGCTCTTGAACTCTCGCATAACCTTTCCTATCTTTTTTTGTTTCTTATCCAAATTTATGAACCTGTTTGAGCCTGATCTTTATCACCGCCAAACAAGCCGCCCACAGTATTAAATATAGAAGCAACATTACCTACAGCACCAGCGACTCTACCTAATGTGCCAGGTTGTTGATAACCCCCAATCGCTTGTTGCCCTGTGCCGAATCCAGTTCCAAACTGTGGCAAGAACTGAGATCCTTGGCCAAGAACTTG